GTAGAGGCTTCAGTATCGACTTTAAGATAGACTTCATCTTTTTTTGTAATCTTTGTCACTAAACATCACCGTTTTCAAACTTCCGCCACGCAATTGCATTTTTGATGTTCCACTGTCTATCTGAAATATTCTTCAAAATTCTCTCGCATGTATCCACACACATTTCATAATACTGAATCAGTGCTACAGATTGACGAAGATCATCGTCTGCATCCATGTAAATGTGCAAGTCTGTTTTGAGAATTTTATGATCGAAAGGATTATCACGATAAATTTGGGGTTCTGCTTTACCAGTATAGTATTCCCATTTATCACGATTTAGAACTTTATGAGATGCTCTCTTTTTAATAAGAAGTCCTTTGTAGTGGTTTAGGAACTCCAAATACTTTTGGTGAAGAGCTGCATTTCTTGTAGATTCAGATGCTAATTCTAAGTCATCTATCTTCAAGTCTTTTTCGGCGATTGCCTGTAGTTCATCTAATGTCATAATATTTCACATCCTTAATTATAAAGTGAGCAGAGAATGGTTAGAACTTGCTGTTCTATATTATCTCACTGAGGAGACTCAAAGTTGATGTTCAAGTCAACCGTATTGTCTGCTCAACTATATTTATAATACTTCAATTTCGTATAAATCGTAATTGAAGGTCACTGTTGCAGTTAGTCCGTTTGCAGCGGTATCCTTAGAATCAAACTGTAAACCACTAAGAGATGTAGGATATACATTTCTAAATTTAACAGAAATCGAAGGATTATTTTTGTTTGTCAAAATAGTGAGTGTTGCATCACTAGTTAATACTGAGGGATTTGTCACACTACCTTTGCCTGGATTACCAATTTCTTTTGTTTGTTCGTTTGCAATTGCTCCAGCAAATTGTGTTGGGGATTTGGGGAAACCAATACCAATCATCCAATCATGTATCTCTCTATAGTTCTTTAGATTTTCTTGAACATTGAAAGATACCTCTAGTGGACTAAAATCTAGTGTATCACCCATAAAAGGCATAGACTTATATCTACTGTTCAGAACAGCATCTCCACCAAACGCAATGCCCGGCAGATTGATTTCTGTAACAAAGTATACAGTATTAGGAATTTTTAGAATATCAAACTTAAATTGAGTTGGACGAGCCAAATCAAAATTTTCTGGTTGTCTATCAATTGCAGTAGTAATTGCCATTTTTTAATTTCCTTTAGTTTCTACTATTTATAAGGAATATGGGCATAAAAAAAGGGAGCCCCGAAGGACTCCCTTTGAATTTGGTTAGTGTAACCTAACTCTTTTTATGTTACATGATGTTTGTAACTTGAACTCTACGGTAGTAGTTGTTCGCATTCGCATTCAAAGCACCAAGAGCAGCAGTTGTTCCTTCTGCAAATGGGTTAGCAGTTAGACCATAACGTGTCTTAAAGCCAATCTTTGGTTGGAATGTGTTCTCACCAACCGCACGAACCATCTGTAGTGGAACGTATGGGCAGTAGAAGATACCAGCGTCATAAGGAGATGTTCCCTTATAACCTACTACGAAGAACTGCTTGTCAGCAGCGTTTGCAGAGTATGGATCAATATACACTTTGTAGCGTCCGTTAAGAACACCAGCAAATGTGTTACCAGCATCGTCAACATTTAAGTTGTTGTTAAGAGCAGGTGATGTATCCAACTGTCCAGCCATCTGTAGAGCAGAAGCAACATCAGAAGAACAGATAATTACGTTACCTTTTCCTCTACGAGTTGTTTGTGCAATTACGTTAGCTTCTCTTTCAACTTGGAACATAAGTCCTTTGAACTTCTCAACTGACCAACGTCCGTTTGAGTCAACATCCATGTCGAAGATACCACTAGTTGCAGTATCAGTCTGAGCACCGATTTTAGCAGTTGTGTAGATAGTTCTAACAACTTCACGGTTAATTTCTGCAAGAATTTCAGCAGAAAGGATGTTTGCAAGTTCTGTCTCTGCGTCAAGACCATGAATTGCTTTAAGGTCTTGTGCAAGTTCCATTGTGTATTCTGCTTTTAGAGCACGAGACTTTGCAGTAACGGTTTGTTTCTCGATTGAGAACGCCATTTCTGCGAAAGAGTTACCAGCAGAATCACCTAGTGCTTCTGCAGCAGCAGTTGTCATACCAGCACCAGTTGTGTATGTGCCTGGAGAAGCATCGTTAAGAACAGCAGGGTTAGCACCTGCTTGAGTTCCAGTTCCAGAGAAGTCTGTATCAGCTTCGTTGAACATAGACTCTGTTCCTGCTTGGTTAGTATAACGTGAACGCATTGCGAAGATCAAGCCTGTTGGGCCTGTCATTGGTTGAACACCAGCAACATCATAAGCGATGAGGTTAGGCATTGCACGGCGAACAAGTGAAATTAGGATTGGATCCCAATTATCAACTGATCCACCAGTTGCGTTAGTTGGTGCAGCTTCTGAAAGGAAATTTCTGTCCTCACGAAGTGCTTTTTCTTGGTTTTCTAGGATAACAGTGGTTACAGCCTTACGATAAGAATCTTTGATCGGGTTAAGATCATTGTGTTCTAGGACTGGCTGCCACTTTTCCTGTAGATGTTCTGTTTGGAACATTTTCATTTCTCCTTGATTGAGTTTTTTTTCTAATAATATTTATAAAAAATTAAAGTTTTACCTTTAATCCGCAGCTCGCTTTACATTTTTACTAATGGCAGACATGTAAGCAGCCATAGCACCAGTTGTATCGTAAGATTCAGAACCATTTGATTCGGAATCTACAGATTCAGCGACAGTTTTTGCCTTTGGAAAATAACTTTCCTTAAGCGTGTCGAGTTTACTTCTGAAAGAATCTTCATCTGTAAAATCTACATCTTCTGCAAGAGACTTGAATTTCTCCACTTCTGTGTCAGCCAAGTCAGAAGCAATCTCTGCAAAGACGCTTTCACGAACCAACTGTCCGTTCTGCTTTTTCAATTCAGCAGACTTTTCAATTTGTTCGTTAAGTTTTGACTCTAGTTCGTCAATCTTTGCAGACTGAGATTCTAGAATGTCGTATTTCTCATCTGGAACATCAATGTAATGTTCTTCAAAAAGAGATTTAAGTCCAGAAATGAAGTCCTCAGCGATTTCACCTTTTAGGCCTCTTTCGACTGCGATTTCATTTTCTTTCATCCACTCTTCTACAACATAGTTCATGTATGCGTCAACTTTTTCAGTCACCTCATCACGCACTCTGTTTACTTCTTCAGCGACTTCTTGTGTCTTTGCAGACTCAATTCTCTCAACTTCTGAACGAAGTTTTGATTTAACAGCAGCTTCAAAAATTGTGGATGCTTTTTCTTTAAATTCTTCTGATAGTTCTTCACCTTCTGTAAGTGCAGAAACATCTTCCGAAACATCTACAGATGCAAGTCTTTCATCAAGAGTAGATTCATCAACTTTTGCAGTCTCTTCCTCTTTCTCTTCTTCATGCTTGTCATCCATCATTGAACCGTATGCAGCTTTCAGTTCTGTTGCTTTCATGTTTTCCATTTTGTCATACATTGCTTGCAACATTTCTGTTTTTGTCATACGAGCTTCTTCTAGTTCCTCGCCATCGTGATCTACTTCATCACCAGCGGCAAGAGGTTCTTTAATTTTAGTCGGTTCGTCATCACCTTTAGCGTCTTTTGCGCCCTTGTTCTGAGCATCTTTAGTCGGCTTGGTTGCTTTGGCAGCATCTGGGCCTTTCTTCTCATCGGGGTCAACAACAGCTTTGCCAAGGTCTTGAACTTCACCTTCTACTTTATCCATTGATTCACCTTTAGCGGCACCGTCAGTTGGTTGCTTTGCTTCTTCAAGCTCAGCCTGAACTTCCGCTTCTAGTTCCTCAATTGTCTTGTCTAGTTCTGACATTGGGATTTCTCCTTGAGTTGTTTTATTAACATATTTATAATGATTAAAGTTTTGACAAAAACTTTGCGAATGCAAGTGCGGAAACTTTTGATTGTTTTCGTCTTACACCCTCATTGATTTCATCTTTGATTTTCTGGATTTCTACTTCTTTTAGTAATCCATTATCCCAAACCCATTCTTTACCTTCCATAATACCTTCAACGAAGGCTTGTGGGGCAGAAGGATCTGCAACAATATCTGCCGCAGTGGCAAGATAAAAATCATTTTTCACATAATTCGCACCATTTCTAGACTCCAGTGAACCCATACCTCTTGAAGAGACACCAAGTTTACCACCGTCCTTAATTAGTGCTTTCGCTATTTCCCCCATCGGAGTAGAGAGCAATTTTGCCTCACCAATGAAGTTCTTTCCATCCGCTTCCAGTTTTGTGATCATGTGCGATACTCTGTCAAGATTGACAGTAGGGCCTTCTGGATGACCCAGTTCCCCAAACGCACGACCTTCAGCAACAAATTCTTTATTATACCTTTTGACTTCTTTGTTCAAGATTTCAAAAGGGTAAACCCGACCATTTCTATTCTTCTGGTCAGATTGCATGAAGATTCCACGAATCTTCATTTCCTTAGAACCACCGTCTTTTTCTTCAACGATGTATTCAACCTCTTGTATCTGTTCTGCAATAAGTTTCATACCCATATCTCCTCTATGCACTAAATCCAATTGCGGTTAATTTAACACCAGCATTGGCAGCATATATCTCATCAGTTGGTTCTTTAACCAAACGAATGTTTTGATTTGGTGGGCAGTTAAACTCACCTATTGCCGAACCAGCAGATGCTGTCTGCAAACTTACTAGATGGTTAGTGGTTGTAGTATTCTGCACCAATACCAATGTTGCATTGGATACATTACTTCCACTACCAGCGGTAATTGGTGCCGAAATCTGCGAACCTTTTAATTTAATAACCATCTTCTTTATATCCTTACATTACCGTTAATACTTCATTTTCAAAGTAATCTAATATTTGCTTGTGCGGAACATTAAACTTCTTTGAAATAGTATTTATTGTTTTGTCAAAAGTATTTAGGAAATCTGAGGGTTTAGACTCCATTTCCTTAAAAATAGCGTCAACAGCCTTCTTCATCTTGGGAGATAATTTCTTATACTCCCTAGACATTTTATGCTCATCTTTCTCTGGTAGTTCAGTTTTGAACTGTGAAAGAGTTTTACTCACTATCTTCTTCTGCCTCTGGAACATGATGAGTTACGAATGTTTTCGCAACATCTTGTCTTTTCGTTTCTAGTGCATCTCCAACCTTTTTGGCTAGAGCACTATTAAAATGTGTTTCCGCTGAAAGGTTATCGCCTGATGCAATAGAATCAACGAAGTCTCTTACATTATCCATTATTTATCTCCTTTAGTTGGATCGTTATGGGCAAACATACCATCGTCATCTCCGCCCATTTCTCCACCAGATTCGTCTTTAATCTGGTCTTGAATTTCTTGTATTTCCTCATCAGACTGTCTAAGAATATGTTTCTTGACAAACTCTTTTGAGAAATACGTTCCTACATAAGACTCTACCTGTCCTAACATGTCTAGTCTTTCTCTGAATACTTCCGCCGCTTTTAGTTCAGCAAAGTGTCCATCTTGTAAGAAGTCGAACTGGATGTGTTCTTTAAATGTTTCCCACTCTTCTGCAGCAATAACACCCTTCAACACAAGTTGTGTTTTGAGCATATCTGCAAACAAGTTAGAAAACTTCTTACGAAGTCTTTGTGTGAACTTAGTAAATTTAAGTTCGTCACGAGTAATATTATCTGAACGTCCAATCTGGAAACCAGACTCTTCTGCAAGTCTAGAAACTGGAACATTCAATGAACGATACAACTTCTTCTGGAAGTATGTAATGTCATCAATCTCACCTAGATTAGAACCGCCAGGCAAGGTTGTGATTTCCGTTCCCCTACCACCTTCTCTACGAGGCAACCAGAAATCTTCCAACATAGACATGTGATTTCTATCGTCACGAATTTCACCAGTTCGTGCATCATACACCAACTTGTTTCGATAACGATTCATCACATCTTTGAGGTATGCTTCTGCCTTAATTTTAGGCAAGTTACCTACATCAATGTAGAAAATTCTTCTTTCAGGCGCACGAGAGATACGATAGATAACCAACGCATCTTCAATCATACGCAACTGATTGACAGGTTTAATTGCTTTATGTAGATGAGAAAGAACTGTTCCCTTACCCATATCCACCAAACCAGATGGACAGTATGTAATAGAATCAGCTGTAATTCTTATACCACTAGTTGTTCCAGATGCTTGATCGAAACCTTTATCATTGTATAGATAAAATTCTTCAACCTCTTTAACCATGTCAATACCAGTTTTGGTATCAACTTCTTTTCTTTGTTCCCTCACCTTTTTAATCTTGCGAGGGTCAATATATCTGAGTTCTTTAATACCCTTGCGAGGGTTCTTTGTATCAATTACCTTGTGATAATATAACCTACCATCAACATACCAACGTCTAAAAATATCATGTCCTTTTTGATTGAAATCCATAAGTTGAAGGATTTCATCAAACTCTTCACGAATTTTGTTCTTGATATTTTGAGAGGTTTCTAGTCTGTCTAGAGATACAGATACAGATTTGTCTCTTTCGTCAGAGACAATTGATTCATTAACAATGTCCTCAATTGCACTATCACACTCTGGTTGTTGTGCAATGTCACGATATCTACGAATTAATTCAAGATCATTCTTGTCACGACCATCCATATCAAGTATGGACGCATAGTGTCCACCACCCGATACTACGTCAAGTGTGCCATCATCAGTGGAAGGAGCAGTGAATGCATCACTGCTCTTTCCTTGATTCGCTCTTGTAATTCTGAAACCAAAAAGTTCCGCCATACTATAAGTCTCCTAAGTTTTACCCTACTATTTAGTAGGTTTATCAAATAGGATTATACAGCACTTGGTGTGAATGAAGTATATCTCCATGTCACATCAAAGGTTTCAATCTCATTAGCGGTGTCGTATGATAGTTCAATCGCTGTAACAGCAGTTGGCCATACGTTCCTTAGAACATATGATTTTAGAATGTTATCATCACGGTCTAGTTGTTCTACAGAGATTTGTGCAGTGTAATCACTTACATTCACTAGTCCTGTATTCTCATCTAGGTTGTTAATACCATTCATCCAACGCTCCATAGCGTTACGAACCATAAAGTCCGTATCGTTAATTACAGTTGTTGTCCATGTTTCAAACTCTCTATCTCCAGCGAGATACAAAGTTCTGCCTCTAAAAGGAACGGCAACTTCTGCAATTGTCTGTCCTGGCAACGAAGTTGATTTACACAAGAAAGACGCACGATTGATATCCAATCCAGTTGTAATTGCTGGTGGAGTTGTAATAATCACACGATATTGGTTTGCTCTCGCACCCCCACCGATAAGGTTTGATTTGAAATCGTCAATACTAGCCATTTTTTATCTCCTTATCCGCCAATCTCACTGAAAGAAACACCAGTTCTAACAGCAATAAAGTTAAGTGTAATAAAGTTAATTGAACGAGCAGGTTTGATGTAGATATCTGCAACAAACTCATTTCTATCAATTACTTCACCTGTGTTATTAGTCTCATCAGCAACAACAGAGAAGTCTGTAATACCTCTTCTACCTTGAACATCTCTTAGGAATGGTTCAACTAGGTTTCTAAACTGAGCCTGTGTGAACGCATCATTAAATTCAAAGAGTTGATACTTAGCAGCAGTGGCAATCGCCTTCTCTAGAACGATGAATAGTCTACGAACATTGATTCTGTCAAATGCAGAAGGTCTTGAAAGCGCAGTCTTATCACCGAAGAGAACTGTTCCTTGGCCTGGGAATGTGCAAACAGGGTTTACACGGGCAGGAT